AATTATCATTTGTTTTATAAGGATAAACTGTATGTTGAAGATGTGACGGAAAAATGAAGAAAGTCCCAGGCGTGGGTTTAACCTTGAGTGAATTTGTGTTTAGTTTAGTTTTTGGGCTTGAATTTCCTATGAAATATATTGTACCATCATCATCTCTTTCTGTTTTTTCTGAAGGTAAAAAATTAGGAGCTTTTAAATACATCACCGATGAAATATCACAATTTGTATGAGTATGAATAGGATTATACTCTCCAGGCTGTTGTTCTACTATCCACATACTTTTAATTTCAACTTGAATATGGTTTTTAACAGTCTCTATGTTTTGATGTTGGTCTGATGGAGCTTGTTGGAGATTACATTGATGAACATACTCTTGAACCATATTACCAAAAAAATCTAATAGATTTTCTTTTTTTAATACTTCGGGCTCCATTAACAGTTCTTCTTTTATTTGTCCTGCCAAATTTCCCCCCCAACTTATTCTCCTTGAGTCGGCCAACACCTCATCAGAAATTTCTATCATTTTCTCCAAAACCATTGGTGGCAGAGTTGTTTCAAACAAAATGTCAGACCAAGGCCTATGTAAGTTATAACTCATCTGAAAAGTTTGAGGGATTTCAGCTACCTTGGATTTTTCTTTTCTCCTCTGTTTTCTATTCATAGTCAAATCCTGAGAAATCTTGTTTCTTAAACTTACCACCAGTTGCTATGTCAAAAGATGGTGTGTCATCCTTTGTCTGACCTGTATCTACCAGTTCATCTTGTGCTGCTTGAGATACATCAAATAATCTCATTTTGGCACGGTCAATACCCACTACAAATTTGCGATTTGATGTGGGGTCATTATACCTATTCTTCAACTGTTTTACTAGTATTTGTCCAACTTCTTCCATTTGCTCAGTAGATATAATTGCAAACATAAGATCTGCAGTTGCAGGTAATCCGAAACTCTCTGAAGTATCTTCCAACCCGACATCAGTACTTGAATACCCCGCCCTAGTGGTTTGTGTAGCAGAAACAATAGGAAGCTTATTTTCCACAGCAAGACCACGGAGTTCTTCTGCAATTGATTTGATAAGCGTGTAAGAATTGACATTAGACCCTGTTTTTATTCTGGAAGATGTACAAATGTTAAGATAATCTACAAATATAATGTCTGGAACAAATGACCGTTTAAGATTTAGTTCATTCAACAATGCACGAAAATGATTAACATTTGCAGCTGCAGTTGGATATTCTTTAATTATTAGTTTTCCTTTTGTAGTATTACTTAAACTATTTATTTTCTTATCGTAGAGGTCTTTTGGTAGACTGTGAAGGTCATCTATAGAAATATCTAGAAGGTTTGCATCAATCCTTTCAGCAATCTTTTCTTCTGCCATCTCAAGAGTGATATAAAGTACATTTTGATTTTGTGCAAGACAAGAAGATGCAACATGACACATGAACAAAGATTTACCTACACCAGTACCAGCAAGACAAATGTTTAGTGTTTTCTGCGGAAGACCGCCCTTGGTAATTCTGTTAAAGTAGTCGAGATCAAATGGAATCCTCTCTTCAACCCTATGATAATAATCGAACCGCTCAGCGCTGTCATCAATATAATCATGGCCAACATGAGGATCGAAAGACACAGAAAGAGCATCGGAAAGAATGTCAGGAATGGCACCCTTGTCTGTTGTTGATTTGGGATTGTCGAGGATTGATATTGATTCGACAACTGCGTTGTAGATTGCTTTGTCCTGACAGAATTTTTCTGTTGAGTCCAATAGCCATGAGAGGTCTGAAAATTCTTGGTCATCTTTACCAATCTCATTGATAAGGTTTATAGACTCTTTGAAATCTTCTTCTGTGATTTTTGCTTCACTTAATTCAATATTAAGAGCCTCTTTATTTGGGAGAGAATTATATTTTAGTATAAAATTATTTATCTGATTGTAGATAATTTTATCGGAATTTTCAGTAAAATATTCATCATTTAAAAATGGTAATACCTTTCTTGCATAATCCTCATTCTGTAACAGATTCTTTAATATTGTTGTCTCTATTTTCATCGCTACCTATATGGTGTTCTTCTATTATTTCTAAAATCGCTTGACCTAATTTTTCTTCAAATATTTTACCCTGTTCATCGGTTATGTCTCTTTCGCCAATATCAGATGGTGATGTTATTATATCATAACCATACTGGCATGTCAAGGTGCCATCATCATTCAGAGATGGGTCTGTTTTAAAGTCTTTGTATTTAACTACAACATGACAAAANGGGCCCTGTATAATTTGAATACAGAGACTATTATCATCGGGGTCTTCTGGATTGGGGATAAGAATACACCAAGTATCTCTAAGTTTTGGAACGTGAGCTTGTGGGGAAAGATCGGGCATTAGATAATCCCGCTAAGATCTCTGTCACCTTTGAGTTTGGCATCAGGGCCACCTGCTGTATCTATTTTTAAAGATTGTTCAAATTGTCTTCTAGAAAAAGGTTCTTTCGTATGGGTATGTGTCCATTTACTTGCTTCTGGACATACCAAATTGAAAGATACTGCCCGTCTAATACCTGGCCCAAAGAACGGAGCTACAGAATGTTTTAACCATGCAGGAAAAATGAGAAATTTTCCCACTTCTGGAATTACCATATCATTTCCTTTTGGTCTAATAGTATTATATGGATTTACATCTACATATCCATTTTCTGTATGATGAAAATTAAAAGATCCCTCTTCATTTACTTCTGAAACTTGTGGTGGAACTTTTAAATAAAATACACCAGACATCAAACCAAAATGACTGTGAGTTGGATTATAATCATTTTCTTCGGAATCTGTTGCCCAAATCTGCTGAATTTCTAGATTAATTTTAGCTGGGTCAACTTCCATGGTATGTAATCCCGAATTACATAAATAACCTCTACCCATAGACATAATAAAATCTGACATTTCTTTAGGTAACATTTCTTTGGGTAATAAAAGTTGTTTTCCCTTAACTCGTCTAAATGCGTTTTCATGATATAATTCATCATAATGATTTTCGTAAAGATCATCTATAGTCTCATTCATTAGATTAACTAATTCTTTACGCATATTTGCAGTTGCAGCGTAATTATATCTTTGATAAAATGCTACATCAGTTTCATAATCAGCCATTATCTTCTCCTGTTTCAATTTCTGATGTTTTCACTTTTGGTAGAGAAAGTTTTTTCTTAGTAGACAACAATAGATTATCATCTCGTATTTCTTCTTCCAAAATCCAAAATACCATCTCTCGTTGTTCTGCGTTCCACTCTCTTACCCACTTTCGGGTTTCTTCTACCACAACTTTTCGTTGTTTTTCTAGTTGTGACAAGTCTTGTACTATTTCTTTTCTTGCTTTCTGGTTATTAAAGTCCATAAGTTTTTCCCTTTTTTAATTCATATCCTTTTACATTAAACATACGGNGGCCCTACGAACCAAGTCACTAGTGAATATCGAATCCCCTCCGTTACAGGGGTAACTCTATGCTCTAAAAAAGAAGGAAACACAATAATCGACCCTTCTTCCAATCTTGGAACTTTATCTTTCAATCCTCTCATTTCAAAATCACCACCTTCATAATCAGAATTGAGTATAATACTCATTGAAAGTTTTCTAGTATTACCATCATTATGTAATTCATTATGTGAACCCATTCCATCTATATGCCAATCATAAAATCCATCTTTGGTATATCGTGTTACTTGACAATCTTTAGTAGCAACTATATTATATTTCCATCCTGCTCTTTCATTTGCAGTGAACATATANGGTGAAATTAAATCAAAAACCCATTGTTCTTCTGTCCATACAATATCACTTTTTCGGATAGCAGCAATTGATTTATTATCTACTTCGGCACGAGTCCAGTTTTCTTTTCCCAAGTTTATTAATTTTTGACAAATTTCTTGAGATAATTTTTTATTCCAAACAAAATAATAATTACTTATCATCAGCTCCACCACCACCATAAGAAAATTCTTTTTTAGCAGCTTCATCTAATTTGTTCATTACATCTTCAGTAAAATATTTTTCTGGATCTTTTAATATTTGTTTTGCGTATAACTTAGAGCCATCTGGTAACTCATATCGTGTAGATACTTTCTTGAAAATTTCATACTTCTCCGCCAACTCTAAAAGACCATAGTAACGATTAAGACCTTCATCATAACTTAAAAGTACATCGACTTTCTTGTTTTCTTTGGCAAGTCTAGACTTAAAGTTTTTACAATGAATGATATTACCAATTACATCCGTACCATCTTTTTCTTTTTTCTTGGAAAGAAATACGATATTAGATGCTGCATACTGTAGACCAGAACCACCACCCATAATGTCTTGAGGAAACATAGCCCCGACTTGTTTGTATGTGTGATTAGTAACCAGTAGAGGTATTCCAGCTTTCGCGAGTTTGAGAGTCAATACTCTAAATGCACCCTTTACGATTCGTGCCTTAGTCATATCCACCTTGTTCGCACCACCAGTAATATCTTCAACTTCTTTTGCTGTAGATAACATACCAAGACTATCAAGACAAAGTAAAAGTGGTGCTTCACTTTTCTCCATATGTGCGTCTACCACTCTTGATGCCTGTTGAGCAAAGTCCTGTATCGTGGCCACTGGTAATTGAATAAATCTTGTTTTATCAATATCTCGTTCTTCAATCATTTCTGGAGTGAGGCAGACTCAGACTCAAAATAAAGAACACCGCCGCTAGGATTATCTGCAAGAAACTGTCTGGCAATCCCAAGTATAAAGAAAGTCTTACCCGTTGCTGACTCACCTGCGAAAGCAGTGATTTTATTGGACGGTAAACCTTTGTGAATGCTTCCCGAAATAAGTGCATTAAGTATATAACTTCCTGTGTCAATATATTCATTTACGCTCCCTAGCATCCCATCTGAAACTTTGGATGCATATTGGTTTCCTGTTACTCCTATTAATTCATCAAAATAATCACTCATAATTTAACCTTATATCCCATTGAGTTAGCTTTTGCGTCTTCTTCAGTATCAATCTTATAATCATTATAAGTTATGTTTTCTTTTTGTGCCTTTACCTGTTCTTCCATTAATTGTAATTGTTCTGTTGAAATTACATCAATATTAATGGAAATTCCTCTCCTTTCACCTTCACCTTTAAATGGGTAAACTTGATGAGTTATAGAGCTAGGAAAAAGATACAACCAACCTTGTTGTGGTGGAACATTCCACATATGAGTCGTTGAAAATAGATCACCACCGCCCACACCAGTAAAAACTATTTGACCATCTTCTCCGCCCCTAATTTTCAGCTCATTACTATCTTTTTTTTCTATTTGTTCTCTTGTCCACCCTATTTGTTCTGGAACTTTGAGATAAAGAACAGCAGAAATTTTACAAGATTCTGTTTGATTATCATGAGCATGAACTGGAATATAATCATTTTCTTTTTGACTCACAACCCATCCACCAGCAATTCTTGCATGCCAATCTGTATGTGGCCCGCCCGGAATTGTGGTATTCAAATTACTTTGAACATTACCATTATTTAAAATGGTTTGCATATAGTTTTCAACCATGGCCATAAGATAATCTTCCACACCGTATTTTCCCCATTTATCATACATGATTGTCCACGGCTGCGGTATTATTCCACCATGATAATTATCTTCATCTTCAGCGGTTTTAGCCTCATCCAATGTTTCATTACTTATTGCCATGAACTTTATTAATTTATCTTCTGGTATTTCTGTACAACAAACTAGTTGTGCCCAAGGTGCATGTACATGCCAATTTTCTCCCATTTTCATAATTATATCCCCTTTGTTTCGTTTTCATATTTAAGTTTTTCTTGTTCAGCAATTGAATCCAGATGTTTTTGAGAAATAATATCTGCATTAAAAGATAAACTTCTACGTTCTCCTTTACCCCTAAATGGATAAACTGAATGTTGCAATGAACTTGGAAAAAGATGTAACCATCCAACATTTGATGGGTCACACTTCATTACTGGATTAGTACACCACTCATCTGCATCACCCATTCCAGAAAATATTAAAGCTCCATCAAGTCCTTCAAGATGCTCTTTTACTGGCGGGTCAATTTTTTCTGGAAATTTTAAATGCACCACTGCAGATATCTTACAATTAGCATGATTGTGTATTGGATTATATTCATTCTCAAACTGATGAACAGTCCAAGCACTTACAACCTTACATGCATAATTAAATCCATGTGGCCCGTGTTCAAATTTTTTATCACAATATTGCCACAGATTACCATTATGAAGAACTGTTCCCCAATACTTGGCAGTCATTTCAATAAAATACTTCATTAATCCAGTTTCAATAAGCTTTTCTTGTGTAATAAAATATTCGTGGTGGATTTGTCCAGCTAGTG